TTGCCAGAACTTGTTATTCTCATTCGCTCTTGTATAGCGGTTGCACTACTATTATCATTTGTAAAAAAGACTAATGAACCACCCCAGTTATCTCCTGTTCTTGGAGACGATATGCGACCTGTTAGCCAAGTTGAATAAGTTCCTTGGTCTTGACCAAAATCTAATGATGTTCCACTTCCAGTATTATAACCACCAACAGTTGCTAATTTTAAAGAAGTAGTTGTAGTTCCAGCAGAATATGCAGATACAACATTTAATGGGGTGCTTGGGGAAGTTGTACCTATACCTACATTACCATCCCCTCTAATATAAAAATAATCAGTTCCACCTTTACTTCTAATTCTCATAGTAGCATCTGAACTATTTGTTCCCGCATCTACTAATAATCCATAAGAATTACTCGTTGAGGCTTGTTGTGAAATATATGTAGCATAAGTACCACTTGTTGCACTATATACATTTAATTTTCTTGTACCTCCTGTTGTACCTATGTTAAGATTTCCCGAAGCATCCAAGGTCATAGCTTGTGTAAAGGAGATAGAAGCTCCACCACTACCGCTTGCTACTTGATACCATTTATGACTTCCATTAACTTGCTCATAACCTGTTGCAGTACCTGTTGTAATGTATTTAAAAGATGTGCCATCAAAATAAGCATTAGATACTGACCAAAAATTATTTGCACCATTAGAAAATAAAGCCGATACAGCAGTACTTGAGTTACCAAATTGAAATGCTTTGTATGTAGCATCCCACGCACTTGGTGTTACTCCTAAACCAAGATTGCCTGATGCGTCAAGAGTCATTTTTGTACTATATACTGCTCCCGGTCCAAAAGTTTGAAATACTAAATTAGCATAAGTATTAGCCTGCTGAACTGCTCCTATATAAATTTCCGCTGAACCTCCAACTCCAAAAGAAATACCTGCTGTTGTATTTGTTGTCGGTGAACCACCTGACTTTAATCTTAAATTAGCATTTGTTCCATTATAATCTATACTACTATAAGCAACTGCAGTTGATGTTTGTATATACAACTTACCATCACCACTACTTGCCCCGACAAGCAAGTTACCAGAGGCATCTAATCGCATCCGCTCTGAACCTGCTCCAACAAAAGCTAATCCACCACCTGCAACAACAAAATATCCAGCATCATTAGCACCAAAATCAGAAACTTGACCTAATTGATTTGATATAAAACCTGTTGATTTTAAATACCTGTTTGCAGCACCATCTGTTTGTATGTTACCACCAACAGTTATAGCACCACTTCCCTCACTCATTATACTATTTCCTATTGCAGATGAAGAAGTAAACTTGGGTATGTAGTTGGTAGTACCACTTACAGTAGGAATTTGAGAAGTCAAAGCAAGTGTACCATCTGAATTTGGCATAGTATATGCCCTTGTAGCATTTCCTGTAATACCAGAAACATCAAAATAGAAAATTTTAAAAATATTACTTCCTTGTGCAAAATTAAAAAACATTTTATCTACACTTACAGGTCCCATTGCAGTATATCCATCTCCGTTAAAACTTACAGATGAATATTGTTTGAAATTAATACCAGTAGCATTACTTTGACCATCAACAACTAAATAATTAGCTTGAAGATATCTTGTACCTAAATTTACATTTGTAGTTGCTCCTGTGTATGGAACATAACCAGATAATGCAGAACCATAGTTAGGAATATTTAAAGTATTGCCAACCAAAGTAGCAGCACCGCTTGAACCCGATGTAGTTAGTGTTAAAGCACCTTGCCCACCAATATCGCTTAATACTTCCGCTCCTGTACGATACTTTAAAACACCACTATCACTAACCAAAAATTTATCCGTATCCGTTGTGGCATTATTAATCGTTGAAAATTTACCCTCTCCTGTAACATCTAAAGCCACCGATGGAGAAGCAGTAAACACACCTAACCCTGTTCCATTAATATAAACAACCGGTGTACTACTTCCGTTATTTTGAACATTAAAACGATATCTTGTTTTATAAGTGGCAGCCGCAGCATCAATATTCTCAATGGTTAATTGAGTAGTTTTAGAAGTACCTGCATCATCAAGTAATTGGAAATGCACTCCTGTACCAAAACCAACACCTGCCGTTCCACTACTTAAACTATGCTTAATAACAAAAGGATATTGACCAGCAGTTGTGTTAGGAGTTTTTTCTTCAATAACCGCAGCATAACCACTTGAAGCAGTTGTATTAATAGCATATAAAGCAGTTGTACTAACACCACTTCCTGTACTTGTATTATAATTTAAATATAAGCCATAGCCATCGGTTTTGTTTATTTGAACTCTTGCAGTAGCATCTGGAGTAGCAGTAGCAATACCAATGTTTGTTCCGTTATCGAAAATTTGAGAATTTGCTAATGTAGTAGTAGCAGAAAATTTTGGTAAATAATTCGTTGTTCCAGAACCACCAACACCACCGATATCTGATAAAACCTCTGCCCCTGTTCTATAAGTAACAACATTAGAAGCGTTTAAAGTCAAGAATTTATCGGGATCAGTCGGAGTATTTACAACACTCGTTAAAGTCAAATTATTACTGAATGTCTTTGCCCCGCTTATTGTTTGTGTCGTTCCAATAGTGACATAGCCATCAGCAATATCCGTTTCGATGATAGTCGCTAACGCAGTTACAGTACATTTATAAGAATACCCCGAAGAAGGATCTCCCACTAACATTAAATCACTTAACGCAGGGGTTCTACTCTGGAGTTCTGATATTTTCTTATTAGCCATTTTTCGCTTTTAAATAAATAGAATTATGCAGGAAAAGTGTATGTTGATGGCACTTGACATCTGTCTGCGATATAAGGTAGTTCGATAGTAATATCCGCTCTCACTCCTGCCAACAAATCGGGAGTATCTTCCGTAAAGAAAGTCAAAGTAGCACTTAAACCTTCATCAAAATCAAAGTTATTGTACCTTAATTGAGCAATAATATCTTGGCAGATTTCTAATTGGTCACTCAAAACCTCTGCCTCATTAGTGTCCTCTGGTAACATCCTATCAAAGAAATATAAAGAGAAATTTAAAGTAACATTCCTTTCTCCAACTGAACCACCTGTTAAATCAAAGAACAACGAAGGATAAATATTCTCCGTTCCCCTTGATAGGTAATCCGATAAGTCACCGAAGTAAACGCTTTTTATCTGCTTGTGAGCATTTCCGAGGCTTGTTATCTGTGCCACTATTTGATTGAGCGTTAGTGCCATTTTCTTGTTTTTGTAAGTAAAGCCGTAGCTTTTTTTGGTTTTTTAGAGAATAGGTTTTATTCGCCACAACAACGATTTATATTACCTTGATATTTTTCTTCAAAACTCTTGCCCCTACAACAATCGGAATCATCCAACCAAATCGAAGTAGTATAGGCTTGTCTTTCTGGAACCATCGTATCGTAAGTAGAACCCGGATTGTTGTACTCTGGAAAAGTATTATATCCGCTTCTATCAATTAAATACTTAACTAATCTTTGTTTATAAAACTCGGCTCTTGCTCTATATCTATCTGCTACATCAATAATCTCCGCAGCCGAAGGATTCTCTTGCCCTTCTCCAGATTTACGAACCATTCCCTTATTGTAGAATTGATAACTCAATCCCATAGGAAGTTCACTCATTACATAATAAACGAGTGTCGGTGTTATGTAAGTATCTAAAAGGCTTGTTTCAATTTGCGTTAGATTGTTATTAGCAATCCCATCTTGTAACCTTTCGTATAAAGCCGTTCCCAAAGCAGGAAGGATATACATATCCTGTGCGGTTAAGATTTCTGGATTAACTAACTTTTCATCCACATTATTGTGAAGTCCTGTTCTGTCCTTAATAGTATCTACTGAAATAAAAAGTATGTTCCTGCTCATTTCTTATTTTTTAACTACAACTTTTGAAACCCATCTGTGTCTGCAAGAAGGAGAATGAATACCGTTTGGCATTGTCCACCAACCGCCACCTCTATCGAATACCGAATATCCTAATCTACGAGAAAGCGTTTCTATTTCCGTTCTTGACCAAAACTTATCTAATCCCATTACTCGTTGGCAAAAAGGTCTCGATGGATGTGCATTTGAATCTCTTTCCCCATAAGGAACTTCTGGCTTCCATTCGTAAGCATAACGAATCAAAAAAGTTCTTTTAATAGGCTTATCAATAATCTCACTTAAAGGCTTTAATAAAGTAGGTAATCCCGTTTTAGCATTTATTTTTAAATACTCTAATTCTATTAATTTATTAATCCTTTCTTGAATAACAACTAAATCTTCTTTTAATGCTTTTGCGATATCCTCTGCAACTATGTTTTTATTTTTATCAATAATACTCAAGATTTTTTTATCTAATGTATCATCAACTACTTCAGCGAACATTTGCATTTCTTCATCCGCATTAAATACTTGTCTTGTTGCTAATACAGAAAAGTTTTCAGCCTTCTCTCCGTATTCATCAAACATAGAAATAACGGAATCAATATCACTAAATCTCTGCTCATACGTTTCATCCCCTAACCAAGTGTTAATTGCTTCATCATCTAATCCATAGCCACTCTTTAACATTTGTATGGCTTGGTCTCTTGTTATTTCCCCTTTATTGTATTTACGGATTATTCGTTGAAAATTTTGCCATTCTCTACCTTTCATTCCCTTTAAATGCTCATTGATTAGCCCTTGTTGAGTAGGTTCAACAGGTGTTTGGTATTTGGTCATATCAACACCAATCTTTTCAAGAATCCACTCTTTAGGAGCAAATTGAGAAATAACGCTCTCGCTAAACTCAAAGTTTATCGGTTCTACCGGCTTAATATAAAGTTCAGTAGTTACTCCGTTGATTTCAGCCAAGGAATTAAAAATACCCTCTAAATACTGTTGCTTATCGTTTACATAAGTATTCTTAAAAACCTCGTAACCATCTCTAATCTCGGAACGAGTACCCAAAGAACCTTCAACCAAAATACCAAACAAAGAAGGCGTAGTTATCTGATGTCCTGCAAAAATATTCTGCTGAATCATTGTATCTACTCTTCCGAAATCTTCTTTTGTTAAATCACTCGCTCCTAAATCATCAACCGCAGGTTTCTTTGCGATATCTTGAACGAAAGAAAGAATAAACTTCTTACCATCCGAACCGCTAAATCTTTCGGTAAATCTTCTTTCAATATTTCTCTTTTCATCCGGTGTCGGCTCTCCGTTAGGTAAAGTAATAAGTTTACTTGCAGAAAACCCTGTTTGTGCATTACCCAAGACGTGCTTGGAAACCTCAACATCACTTTCAATATAATTTAACGCACCTATGTAACCCGGTAAAGCGTAAGTATCTAAACCCGGTCTGTATTCCTTAATGTAAAGAATCTGCTTACCCTCTCTTAAATCTTTATTATATCCTAAAACAACTTCTGCCTCGGCTTTTCTATCGTTCCAATCTTTAATCCAATATTGAGTATTGTCTTTATTAGAACGAACTTTTGTATAGTCAATATGACTAATAGAAGCAATTTGACCACCAATTTTACTCCAAACTATCTCTAAATAAGCACCACCGAAAACCTCTATATCAATGGAAACTTTACGAGTAACATCAGTCAAAGATTCGTAAGGATTAGCCTTATTAATAAACTCTTCGGCTTTTACATCATCTTCTTTTGCTGCCCATCCATTTCCTGTAATGTAATTTACCTTACCTTTTACAATAGCGTTATGTTTCGCACTCTTATTGTAAAGGCTTAATAAATAATTAGGGTAATCGTTTTTGTCTCCAAACTCGATATATCCTACACCCTTTTTTTCTTTGTATTCGGGTTGCTTTGCTTCCGCAAATGTTAATATAACTAAATTATCCATCATCGTACTATAAATGTGTTATTTGGTTGGTGTTTCGTATATGTAAAAGAAGTAGATTCCGAAAGCCTCATTATGCCTGTTTCCACTAATCCGGTAGCATTGGCAGGGTTTGTATTCGTGGTAGAAGTTTGCTCATAGATTTGATATTCCCACTCCCCAGAATCTTGAGTACCGAAATAAGTATTTGTAACGATTGAGAATTGATTAAACCTATCTTTAAAAGCAGAAGTATCGGCAGCGTTTAGGATAACAAATTTAACCTCTATATTACTGCCCCTATGCGTAAAAACGAATAAATAATTCGGTGCTGAAAGTGTCTGCTTCTCCTTTAAAGTAAGGATAATTTGACTTGTTGCACCCTTCGTTAAATATATCATACTACTAAATAGATAAATCGTGAATTTTTACAATAAAGAAAAAGCCACCCCCGAAGGGATGGCTAATCTACCTACCTATAACGAACCACGAAAGCCTTATGATACGAGACCTGCGATAATTCCGCTATTTACTTCGGGAGCAAGTTCTTTCTCGCCACCTGTAAAAGTCAGAGAATATCCATTACGGTCTCCTTGTGCGGTTCCTGTTGCAGAAGTTCCACCGGTTACATCTAAACCAGAATAACGACCTAACAACCAATATTTGTCGTTAGCATCTTGAACAACTGCCATTAATGTATTTTTTGCAAGTAACAAGATTTCATTTCTTGTATTTGCTTGAAGTTTGTTAAGAACGATAGATAGTTCTTGAGCATAAAACACAGTTCCGTTCTCAACAGAAGCGGTAATTGTTTCAGTCAAAGCACCTGTATTCTTAACTAACTCATATTTGTAGAATACCTTTCCGGCTGCTTTTGTGATAGCTGAAACGATACCAGAAGCCTCTGTAACTGAACTCACATTAGCGTGAGCAATCAGCCATACCGCTTTGATACCGCCTAAACTTTCTCTGCAATCCAGAGTGTATCCTTGTGTTAAAGCACAAGCCATTGTATTGAGTTTATTAAGTTAAGAGTGGGTAACCCAGAAAGATTACCCACTCGTTTAATTAGATAATGAAAGAAGCAATCTCATCCAAGAAGGCAACATTCACGCCCATCTTGAACTCGCTCACGAAACGAACTTGGTCAGCCTCTTTTGCATAGAAAAGTTCGAAACGCTCTTCTTCATTAAGAAGGTCTGTTCCCAAGAACATATTGCTCAAACGGATAGCATAAATCTTGTTAGTTCCGTTCAAACCGGGAGTTGCTACAACTTTAATCGGAGTACCGGGCAAGAAGAACTCGCTATTTGCCTTTCCATCGAAAGCGTAGTTGTACATATTCGCATTCTTCAAAGCGATAGTGTAAGTACGGAACACATCCATACCGCACCAGATAGTCATATCATCCTTATCTACAACAGTAGCAGGAATTGCTTTGTAAAGAGCATCGAAGATAGCAACAACATTCGCAGTAGTGATTGCAGTTGCAGTACCACCGTAATAAGTAGCGTTGTTAGCTTCTACCGCAGAAGTACCAATCAAAGTAACTAAACCTTGGAATTTGTTAAGGTTTACATTCGCACTTCCTGTTGAACCTTGCCAGATAGCAGTTTCAAGTTGAGATGCGATACGAGCAGCCTTCTTGTCTGTATAGTCAGAAGCGAAAGCAATTGAATCGTAACGGCTTCCCTCTGGCAAAGCCTTCTGCAAATATTTTGCTTCAAGGTCTTTAGGGCAAAGAGATTCGTTTACTTTAATCTTACCAACAGTTACAGTACGCTGCGTGAAAGTAGTAGAACCAGAAGCATTGAAGCCACAAGTACCACCGCTTTGGAAGATAGCGTCAGTATCCATAATGTTGATTGTCTCGGCAGATTTTACACCTACCATTACGTTTCCTTGACTCTTAATCAAAGAAGCGGTTTTGCTTCCGAGTACGGAAGAAGTTACCAATAGAGCTTCATTCTCTTTGGTATAATTTGCTAATGCTGAAACATCAAAAGCCATTGTTATTAAATTTTAAGTTTTTAAAAATTTATTTTGCGTAATTAGAAAGAAAACGAGAGATTTTATCGTTTTTAGATTCGAAATGCTTTGTGAATTGTTTTGGTTGAGTAGGAGCAACTGAAGGAGTTTTAGTAAGTTCGATAACTACATCTGTAAGTTCAGAAATAGCTTTTGAGAACTTATCGTTCATTTGAGCAATATTCTCGCTCATTTTAACTTCAGCTTCTTTCTTGTAACCTTTTAAAGCCTCAAGTTGTGCTTCCATTTCAGCAACCTTCTTCTTCATTAATTCAACTTCAGATTCAGGTGCTTCAACTTCTACTTCAACTTCTGGAACTTTGATTTCAAGGATTGTGCCTGTTTCATCTAAAACGATAACAGAACCATCAGCAAGAGTATGCTCTCCGGCAGGAGCAGGAACTTCGTTTCCGGCTTCATCTAAAAGAGTAACCTTACCGCCAACCTCAAGTTTATCAACCATAACTTTAACGCCACTCGCTAAAACATATTCAGCGAAATTGGCAACAGCGACTTCGGGAGCATCTACCGATGGCTCGATAGTAGCTTCAGCGAACATCGCCTTGATTTTTAATAATGCTTCTTGTGGAGACATAAAGAATTTACCCATAAATAGTAAACAATAATATATGTGACCAAATAGAAAAAGGGGAGTGTAGAAACACCCCCCTTCAAACAAAACTATGAAAACTAACTATGAAACCTCTTTTAGAATGTCGATAATGTCTTGCATCATCTTTTCTTCTTTTGATTGGGTTTTGTAATTAAATATCCCTTCAACCGAAAACCCTTGTACTTTGCCATCCTTAATCATCTGCCAAACTTCATCATTTTCAACCTTAAAAGAACCAAACCAACTACCATCCTTTACATCTTCAAAACCTTTCATTGGTTTAATGCCTCTGTTTTCATCTACTATCCAACTCTCAAACATTGTTATCCCATCCATCACTTGACCAGAATCGTGCATCAAATTTACATTATTTTGGTAACCTTTCTTAAAATATTTTTGAGCAATCTTTTTAATAGTGTCTTTTGTAAATACAACATAATATTCTCCATTTCCATCGTTTCGGTAAATAGGAGTATCGGCTAACATCAAAGCACCACTTATGATTCTTTCCTCTTCATCTTGAATGGCAAACTTTTGTCTTTCTATTGATTTAATTTTAGCCTCTGCCCAACTCAAAGCACTCGCTCCACCCCACGCATCGTACATTAATTGCCCACAACCATCTCCGTAACCTTTTGACTTTTCAGCATTCTCTTTGTGTCTGGCAAGAAAAGAGTACATTCTTTTAATTGTCTCAAAAGATATCGGTTCGCCTTTTGCTAATTGGTTTGCTCTTTGCTTACCAACAGGAGTACCACAAGAACCCCATCCGTTTTCTTCTGCCCATTTTAAAGCCGCCTTTGCGTTATTACTTACGGATTCAGGATAATCAGAATAAGAATCTTGGAAAGCTAAAAATGATTTTTCTATCGCAGGTCTATCTACTAACGCAACGAAATCAACCTCTACATTAGATTCTAAATCTTCAACTATATCTAATCGGTATATTGGTAATTCTTTTTCCATAACTATAAATAGATTTTAACCTAATCTTGCAGCTCTGTTAATTCTTCTAATTCTTTCTTGTGAGTTAGTTACATCACTTTCAAGGACATACGCTCTATTTGTCGCTGAACCTAATTGCTGAATAGCTTGAGCATTTAACAAAGTAGGATTAGATTGTATAAATTGTCCGGGATTAATTGGTGGAGTGTTACTTACTGAAGGTGCTTGTGTATTGTCACTAACTCCTGTTGCACCCGGTGGTGGTGGTATTTTTGTAGCTAAAATTTTCTTAACATTTAATAAACCCGCAAGGATTACCGTACCTGCCGCAATCCCACCAAATGGTGGTGGATATGTCGCTAATGCTTTGTTTGCTCCTGCATAAGTATCAACAGTAGCCTGAGCAATAGATAAAGCCTTCCCTGCAACTGTATTCCTTCCAACTGCATCTGCGATTGTACCTAATGCACCAGAAATAACCGCAGCCTTTGTTTCTGCTGCTGCTTCATCTCTTTTCTTTTCTTGTTCTTTCGATTGTTTATCAAATAAATCAAATTCAGCTTGTGTTGCTTTTCTATCTACTAATTTTTGCCTTTCAAGTTCTCTTATTTGTTGAAATCTTTTTTCTTGTTCTTGAAAAGATAAATTACCAGATTCAATTTCAAAACCTAATAACGCTGCGTATTGGTCTCTCGCACTTTGAATGTTTTTGCTTGTAATTACCGATAATGCACTACTAACTTCTTGTGCTGATGTTATTTGATTTATTAATTCTTGTTGTGTGTTTTTTGCAAACTCTTCATCTTTTTTCTTTTGAAGTTCTGCTGCCCTTTTTGTTTCTTCATCTTGATAAAATTGCAATAATGCCTTTCTTGATTCAAGTTGCCTTTGTAATCTTTTCTTTTCTTCTTCTGCCGACTTTTCTTCTCTCTTCTTTCTTTCTTCTGCGGCTTTTTCTTGTGCTTCTTTTCTTTTGTCTAATTCTTCTTGCTCTGTTTTTGTTACCTCTTGTGTTCCGGCTATAAATCTTTTATTTGCTTCATCGTATCTTTTGCCAAATCCTGTAACCGCTTCTTTTGCACTATCCCACGCACCAACAAAATCCCCTTGAATTAATTTACCTACTGCTTTACCTAAACTTCCAAGACCTTGTAAAAATGCAGTAATTGCTGAATATGCAACACCGAAACCTTTTGTAACATAAGGTAAGGCTTGTGTCGCTAAATCTATAAACGCATCAAAGACAGGTTCAATGGCGGCGAATATGCCATTAAATATCTTTTGAAACCCTATTAATAAAGGCTGAAGTTTCTTTGTTGCTCTTTCCGATTGAGCAAACGCAGCAATCAAACCACCTAATGCCGCTACAAACAAACCTATTCCGGTAGCCTTTAACGCTCCACCGAATGTTTGAGTAGATACTTTTAGTTTATTTAACGCACCGCCTACTTGCCCCAAAGGACCGGGTGCTGCGGATAATTGGTCAATCCAATCTCCTGCGGCTTGTTTACTACCTTTGAGTTTATCTTCTAAATCATCAATCTCATTGGTAAGCCTTTTAAAGTCCTCTGAACCTGCTGCGGTTTCTTTTAATTGCTTTTTTAAAGCCTTTAATTCGCCAATAGAACCTGCAACATTGGTTTTTATATTGACATTTACGCCAACTGTCTCGTTTGCCATAATAGTTTAATTAATTTAAAAGCATCTGTCCAAGTGTCGGGTGTAACATATTTTAGTTTTTCCCTTTTGTCTTTCAGTAGTAGCGTATTATTGGTAGGCAAATATTGAGATAGTGCAACTTTGTTTTGTGCTTCTACGATTGATTTTTCTTGCTTAAATGAATAAATATTCAATAAACCAGAAATAGAATTATAGCCGAAAGAAATACTTTCGTTAGATAAAATAAAATTCTCTTGTATTTTTTTAATATCTAAATTCATTATTCGTAGGTTAATTCAATTACTCGTAAAAATTCACATTTAGTGCTTTCGGGGTTCGTAGGATTGTAGTCAATAACTCGGTTTAATCTCCACAAAGCACCATCAATATAGATTAGCTTTGAGAAATCTAAACCATAGATATCGGTTATCTTTAAATAGACATTACAAGTTAAAAGTTTACTATCCTTATCGGTAATCTCCGCAACATAATCACTCCAGAATCCGTTAAATAAATTAGCGGTTGGATAAGTAACAGGCAATGTAAAATATAACTGATTAGGTACACCGAAGTTAATATCTGCGGTTGGTGCATCTGGTTCATCCAAATGCCCTGCATAACCATAATTAGTTAATCCTGCTCCTATATTTTGGTTGCCATCTTTAATATACCAAGTTGTTAAACCAGACATTCTCCTAATTTGCATTATTCGTAAGTTATGGTCTATTGGGTCTTCGGATTGCGTGTTTTGTGTGTTTGATAGTTTAAAGATTGTCGGAAATACTTTATCTTCTCCAGAATAACCAACCAATGAAGTAGCGGAGAAAATTACTTCAGTAGTTTGGATATCTTTTGCAAACTCATACCCTGTATCTTCGATATGGTCTGCGTAACCTTTTGAATAATGTTTAGCGTAATCTTCATTATAGTAATCGACATCACTCTTATATTTAAACTCAAAGAATCTTCCATTGAGTTCAGACATTGGCTTTAATCTAAATGGTTTATTTCTATCTATTTTGCCTGTCCAATCCAAGTGAGTAGCGGAATAATCATCTAATAAAAGCAGGTCTGTATTATCAATTAATAACTCTTCTTCAAGGTCATTAACTTGTAAAAAGTTAGCAGTAGTTGTATAGTAATCAATAAATGGAATAATCTTTAAATGCTTTTCTTTTGTTGTATCCTCGACAATATAAAGATTAAACATTTTAACAATAGAAGCAACAAAATCTCTTTGATATATTCCTTTTGGAACAGATTGATTTACTTCAACAACATCTCCTAAAACAAAATCAACAGGTATTAAACCCGGTGTTTTTATTTTTACTAATCCTTGCCCAACTTGTACTGATAGTTCAAAGTCAGATGCTATATCTTGTCTAAATCTAAAACTTACAATATCATTCGTGTTTAATGTTATTAAACCTGTTGCTTGTAATTGGTATTCTATCGGTGTTGCAGAAGTGTAACTTTCCCAACTATGTGTTCCGATTATTGTTCCGTTTACTAATACATCAAAATGAAAAGGAATCGCACTATTCTTTTGCCAAAACAATCTTATATCGGTTTCGTATTGACCTGTAAAACTTGTGCCTGTATAAGTGAATTGTGTAAATGCTCCGTTAGGTGTGTAGTTTTGTGTAAGTTCGGAAATACTTAAAGGAAATAGTTTAGTAGTTCCATCTGCTTCCGTAAATGTGTAACTTGAGTTTCTCCTTTGAAAATTATAGTTTCTTAATCTCGAAAATGACTTTTGGTTATTTGGGATTACTAATCTTTTAAATAAGTTAGTATCAAAGAAAGGTGCTTCGTATGTATAGCCTGTTCCTGTTATAATTTTATCTAAATACTCACGAACAAAAAGAGCAGGTCGGAAGGCTTTATATGACCAACTTCTTTTTGGGTGGTTATTATCTGGATGCGAAACTTGTCCGTAATCAATTAAAGGATAATAATACCCCATTCCAGATGCGGTAGTTCCAGAGGCTTGATTCCAAGAATTAACTATATTATCGTATGTCCATTGGTGGTCATATTCGCTAAAATCTAAATCTTCTAACTTATCATTATTTAAAGCTGTAATAAAGCCACCTAACTCCCCAAACACAACACACTCATATTCAATAGAACCTCTATCAATAGTAATTTCTATTAATCGAATAATACCTTTAAATACTTGAATCTTATCTACATAAATAACACAACTTGCTGACTTGGCTGCGTTAAAGTTGTAACCCACATTATCTGCTGAAGGGTTATAGAAGTTACTTGATGTGAACTCAAAAGTATGTCCGAATATTTTATTATTGATTGCATTTCCCGGTAGAATAATGGTTTTGGAAAAGTTAGTATTCCTTGATGCAAAATCTTGTATATCATCAATAGCGTAAGTAAACTCTGATGATAAATCTTTGCTTAAATCTAACCTGTTATCTTCTATGTAGATTTCAGTTATCATCTAAATTGTGAGTTTATTGGATTACCTATTTCAATATCAAGTTCTAAATTATAGTTCTTATCTGCGTAACGCTTTTTCTCTGTCCAAGTATTAGTTGTAATTTGAACAGGAATAAAATTGCTTCCTCTTTCTAAATATACTTCTGGAGAGGCAATGAGTTCTTTCATAGCCAAATAATCAATATAACTTAACCAATCGGAGATTAACTTATAACTTAACTTTTGTCTTGTGGCGAATTGATTACTACCACCATACAAAACACCATAAGTATTTGCTCGGTTCATCGAGCCATCATAAACGCCATCCTTGTATCCCCACTCAATAGCTTCAAAAGAACTCTTTTCTATGTTTCTTGTTTGTCGGTTTACTGCGGTAAAATCCATAGTTTCATATCCACCGAGAGCATTTAAGTAATGTAAAGTGACTACATCGTTTTGTGTACAAGTTAAATATACTCTTGCGGTACATCTTAAATTACCAGCAATCTTTACTTTTACATCATAGTAAACGGTATTTGTAGTAATAATTGAAGATGCGATATAATCATTTATTGCTCTTGGAGAAATATCCAATAAAGCAAAGTCCTTAAAACTTACGCTTGTTCCTGTATAGTTTGTTGTTGTGCTTCCGTTCCATACAGACACATCAATAGAGTGACTTTTAGTAGTATTCTCCGCATCTGATAAAAAGGAAAGAAATAAATACCCTGTTTGCAATCTTTCTTTGTTAAAGTAGATATTGGCATAATCTCTATTTGAAATAAAGTTACCTTGATATTGTGTTTCGTACTCTAATGGAGTAAGATACATAGGACTTGTTGGAGTATAAAGATAATCTTGAACATAGTTGTATGCTCTCTTTGTGCTTGTTGCTAAATTCAAATAAGTAGTGCTATCGTATTGCTCTCCAAATTTAATTTCGAAATCTACATAGATATCCGAGCCTGTATAAGAAAAAGCCGAAGGTGTTACGATATCGGGTTTAAAATAAGATGCCCAATAATTACGAATTATCGGAGCAACATTAAAAATACATTTTGAAGATACAGGTTGAGGAAATGATTTTAAAGTGGCTACTAAATTACCGCCTACATAAACCTCGCAAACATATTTAAAATTTGTTTGATTGGTATTATTTGAACCTACTACATACCACAACGGAGCGTGTAGGCTTGAATAAATATCTGGTGAACTATTGATTGTTATTGCCATAAGATACTAATAATTGAATGTCTCTACCTATTGCTTTTCCTAATTGATTTGTAAACTCTTTACCAAAACTTTGTTGGATTGCTTTATCAAAAAAGCCTGTTGTTTTTAATCCTTTTCGTTTTATACTTATAGCGGTAGCATAAGCAAGTGATTTCTTGCTTTTTTCTGCATCTACCATTTTAGTAAGTTTCTTTCTTTTCTTTTGTAAGCCAGAAAGGTTTGTAGTTTGCGTTTCTTTTCTACCTAACGAAGCGTGTCTGCGATACCAACCTAATATTGCTTTGTGGAACTCGCCACCCCATTTAGGATATTCGCTTTTGTATTTGTAAGGAGAATTGGGTGCTTTTGTTTGCTCTTTAAAACCTTGTACCCCTTTATTTACAAAGTCATAATACTTTGCAGCCTTTGAGCCTTTCGGATAACCTAATGTAATTTGATAACCTGTTGCGGTTTTAATTAAGTCACCTTGTGCTATATCGTTGAATAAATCGCCTGTATCTATTTTGTTTGCTTTCGTTAAATTATCTTGAACATTCAAAATAAAGTTAGCAGCACTTAAAAGAATTAATTGTTCAGCCGCAGGTAAACCTGTTACTTCTTCGTAGAGTTGTTTGTTTCTTGTTTCTAACCCTGCAAAAACATCATCTAATATTTGTTTGCTACTTTTGGGCATACGCTCTTTTTAGTTGGTCTGCTTCGTATTCGCTTTTCGATTTAAGATAAGAGAGGTCATTAAGGAATTGGATTGTAGGTAACTCATAAGCCTCTTCAAGCGTGATTCTTTCGAATGCAGCAACCAGTTCGGTTTGGTATATCCATCCATAATACTGCATAAACTTTGATGTACCGCCTCGGCTTGATATCTCGTTAGTTTGTTCTCCATCATCTCCCGAATCAAATAATCCTTCGAACTCTTTATCCAATTTCTGTAAACTTGATAAAAAAAAACCACGCTTCCGAGAACTTGCGTTATTGGTGCTTCTAAAATATCCTGCGAGTATTCTTCGTGCCGACTTGCATCGTATTTAACCACTTTCCAACCAAATAATGTTCTTTTCATCGGCATAACCATACAAGCCGCAATTCTGTGAAGATTAGCGTTTACATCTTTGCCAAAGTGTTTAGTTTCTATATAACGAGCCGCAGGAATCTTGCGAACATCGTAGATACACTTGTAACGCTTTCCTTTGAGTTTTATGAACCTTTCGGGTTGTGGCTTGAGTTCTTCGTGGATAAAAGAAATAACCTTTAAAAGAGGCGTTAAATCGCTTACAGGCAAAGAATCAATTTCGTGTTCCGTTAAGCCGGTACAAATAGAAGCAGCACTTATTGCCAAATCTAAATCGGTAGCATCTTTACTTTTTAGGAAAAGGTCATTGAGTTGCTGCCATTGAAATACATTAAGGTCTTTCCAATTCATACCCTTAAATAGAAAAAACCCTTTCAGTTGTCAAGGATTCCTTTACAAGTCAAAAAGTCAAGATTTTGACTTACTTTTTGGGGATATAAGTCAAATTATAACTTTATGTACATATATCTGTACATCAGGCAAAGCTATACTTCCCCTGTCCTGTATTCCTTGTATAGTGTTGCCAAGCCAATCCCAAAGCTATCACGCAGTCATCGTGAAAGCCTTGCGGTGCTGAATAACGAACCCCTGTTGCGGTGTATTGGTACTCAAAGATTTCGAGTTCCTCGGTTATGTGTCCTTGTGGGAAGGTTATCTTTCTTTGTTGAATAGCCGAAGCCAATCCTTCCATTAATTGTTGCTTTGAGGTAGAACTAAACTTAAAACCACTTACGTTTAACCCATCCCTTTGTAAGTCCTCGAAGATTGGGTCTCCTGCCCCTGTTGAATCTATTAACATCGGGATTTTAGGTAAATTATTTATTACTTGCTTTGTCTGTCTCCAATCCTTCTGAAACCTATCAAAATAACTAACCGAGCCATTTTTATCAAGTCCTATGATTACGGTAAAATCAACCGACTTCGCCAAATCGATTCCAAACACAATAGGAGCCTCGTGGCTGACCTCAAATGTGCATTGCTTGATATAACTACTCCCGAAAGGATTAGAGGCATTTTCGGCAGGATTAGCCATATATTCTTGCTCAAAGACAACTTCGGGTAGTTGAAGCCTTGCATCATCTATTTCCGTTTTGTCGATATAAGGGTTGTCATAGGTGGTAAACTTAAACGATTCCCAATCGGGTTCCCCAGATTTTAAAAATAAAGAGTAAAAGAAGTTTTTGCCTTTTGGGGTTGAGATAAACAAGGCTCTTCCTTTGTAATCGGTTAAGGTAGGTCGGATTGAGTTGAGCCATCCGTTCTCAAGGTCTGGTATAAAAGAGGCTTCGTCAATAACCCCGAAATGAAATTTCCTACCTCGAAGGTTGTCTAATCGTTCTCCGGTAAAGAAGTAAACCGCTCCGCCATTTGGGAACTTAATTGATAGTTCAGATTTATTAGATTCAAAGGGAACTGCTTTGGCTAATTGGTCAAAAAATACCCTTGCCAAGTTATAAGTAGGTGTAACATAGAAAACTTGTTTCCCTTGTAAAGCATTGACTATTATTTCAATTTGAGATAGTTCACTTTTTCCAAATCGCCTTCCGGCAAGTACCACTCTGAATCTTGCTTTACTATCTATTATCTTTTGTTGGTTAGTATGTGGGTTAGGTAGTTCAATCCTCATAGAATCGTTTTGCCATTAACAAAAACAACTTCAATCCTTGAATCTTGGCTAATCTCTTGAGTTTCTTTTGGTTTGCCAATAGATCTCGTTATTAATGTTTCCAAGTTATATAAGCTACCTTTCTCTAAACCTTTTAAAACTGCTTTGGCTACTGTTCTTTCAAGAGCAGTATTGCTTTCATTATCAATGATTTCTTGAAGTTCGGATTGTGTTAAAGCGACAATAGCCATCATAGTATCTACAATCTCTCTATTGGTATAACCTACTTCAGACAAATGAGATATAACCTTACGAGGAGCACCATCATAATTTCTTCTTACATCGTAACCTTTTTTAAATGGTTTTAGGTTCTGTTCGTTAGCCATATTCACACTTATTTCACAGTTTATTTTTATAATGTTCGCAAATCTTATCTATTTCGCTCTGATAATAGGTTGAGAAATCCTTGTAACCTTTGTTATCTTGTTGATAGTTAAGGAATAAAATACCTCTTAATCTTTGAGAAGGTGTCTTTTGTGTCTCAAGGTCTGTTTTAAGTTTATTTATTAGGTCGGTTTCTTCTTTTGTAAAGTATTCTGGTTTTAAAGCTAAATAGCAAAATTGTTGAGTTAGTGTAAATAGTTCAGCCGCTTGATTATGGTTTAACTCTTGTGTGCCTATGGTTAGTTTTATTGTTTTGTCCTTTCGGCTTGAGATTGATTCTATTTGACCTCCAATCGTTATCATTCGTATTCATTTAAGAAGATAGTGTAATCGTTGTTATCGTGGTATTTTTGTGTTTCTCTTACCCATAAGTAATCACACTTACTCAATCCTTCATCTTTCATTTTTCTGTAAGGAGTGTCTTGTCCTACATCGTGTCCTATGTGTTCTGATCTTAAATCGTGCAAATAATAGTTTAAATGTCCTGTCATTTTTAAACGATAGGCATAGTCGGAATCTTGCATTCCATAGGGGTCGTAAGCCTCGTTAAAATATCCTATTTTTTCTATTGCTGACATTGGTATTAAGACATTTCCGAAAGAAGCATCTTGTGGGTGTATTTGTATTCCGTTAATTGTTTGTAAAGGATTAATGCCTTCTACGCAATGTATTCCGCACATTCCCGTATTTGGAATATTTAAAGCCGCTTCCACCATTCTTAAAAGCCAATTATCTGGCATCAAAATATCATTAGCCATTGTTACTATGGCATCGAAGGCTTTGCTTCTTGATATTCCATAATTTAAGGCTCTGGATATTCCTTTCATTCCTACTTGAGTAAAAGAAAAGTCATACCCTGCATTTGAGAAGTTTCGGTTCTTTACTTGCTCTGTAAAGTCGTGCCTTTCGTAATCTAAAAAGATAATATTAACGAGCATTTAATCCGATTTCTTTTACAGGAACTCCTGCGTATTTATGAAAAGGTTTTAGAATAGATTTCTTTCCTACAAAAGCAGAAGCACCAATCATACACCCTTCGGGTATTCTTAACTTTTGATGGATAACTGCGTTTAGTCCTATATTACAATTCCTTTCAATTATTGTGTGACCGCCTACTTTCGCTCCGCAACTTATTGTTACATTCTCGGCAAGTATAGCATCGTGACCTATATGAGAATGCTTCATCAAATAACAATCCCTACCGATTACAGTTCTTTTATCCGTACCAGAATCAACAGTAACCAATCCTGTTAATCTTGCTCCGCTCATTATAAGGACTAATCCTTCGTTATGCTCATAGCCTTTCCATTCGGGTGGGGAACCAATAACACAATACTCCCCAATATAAGCACCTTGTTCTATTATTACTCCGGGATAAATTATTGCGGTATGATGAATAAACATTAGTTGCTAACTTTTAAATATTCTATATCATCTACCTTGCCCACGATAATTTCGTTCCTTTCTATTGTGTTTATTAGTTCCCTTATTAGCCTTTCCTTTTCTTCTCTTTCCGAAAGATATCTTTCCAATAGTTCCTGATTTAGCCATAACTCAACTACCATTTTTTTTCTTCTTGAATTTGCCTTGAGCAAGAATCGCCTTGTAAGCCTTCTCTGCTTTTTCTTTTGTTTCAAATACACACGCTCCTGTTCCTATTCTATACTTTCCGTTTTTACATTTTAAGACCGGCATATAATTGTTTTCTTTTCTCGTTTACTTTAAATAAGTTATAGTTTGTAACTGCCCATTCAAATAGTTCCAAACCTTTCTCTTGTCTATAAATAGCATCTTCGGTAACTTTTTTAATCTCCTTGTACCAATCTCCTTGCTGATTTACTTGTATCATTGGCGAGTTTAAATAAGGCTCAACGTGACTACCAATTACAGGAATCTTCTTACAAGCCGCCTCTAAAAGTTTTAGATTAGATTTCATTGAATTAAACTTCGTGGCTCGTAACGGAACGATAGAACAATCCGCATCGTTATAAAAATTCATATACTCGGTAACAGGAAGGAATCTTCTTACATCTCCTAACTTTAAACCACAAGTAAAGTTTGATATCATCCGATGCCAAATTGCAGCCGAACCCTCTCCAGAATCATCAAAGCCACAAAGTTGAAAATGAACCTTACTTCTTAAAGAAGAATCGGAAGCGACTTTCTTAAAAGGAAACTGAACTAATTTAATATCTTCTTCGTGAGTTATTGA